GAGGTATGTTAAGGCAGTTTATTCCTGCATTGCTGAAGGATAATACTACTTTAATGGTTAATGATCCAGATTACGCCAGTAGATTACGAGGTTTAGGTAATGATCAGCTCGTCGATGCAATGTTATCAGGAAACTGGGACCTCAGCGACAGCACCGCCATCCCGAACTGGAAGAACGAAGTCCATGTCATTCCAAAGTCGGACATTCCCATCACATGGAACATCTATAGAGCGTACGATTACGGTTTCTCAGCGCCATACGCTGTTCTCTTCTATACAAAGTGTAATGGCGAAGAGTTTACAGACTCCGAAGGGCACAAAAGGTGTCCACCAAAGGGCTCCATCATCATTTGCGGTGAGATCTATGGCGCTGATGAATATGGGTCAGGAATTAAAGAAAACGTTACGCGTACGGCAAGGAAGATAACTGAAAAAAGCGCTACTTTTGCTAGACCTGTGAATCCAGGACCTGCTGATAACGCTATTTTTGACCGAGAACAAGGTCCTTCGATTTCAGACCGTATGAAGATGAATTGGTTGAGAAGTAATAAGAACCCAGGGTCTAGAATTAGAGGCTTGGGAATAGTTAATGATATGGTTAATGAAGCAAATAGACCAACAAGGGAAATGCCAGGTCGACCTGAGCAACCTTGTCTGTATGTCATGAGTCATTGTATCCATACCATAGATCAACTACCTAATTTACAGTTGGGTGAGGATAGCGAAGACGTAGATACAGAGTCCGAGGACCATATTTACGATGTTGTCAGGTATATCGTTCTTCATGCTGAACATAATGTCACAGTATCTAAAGTTCAAGGACTGTAATAATGCCTATTGATAGCACGCATCCGTCATATCCTTACTTTAAGAAGCAATGGGACAGATGTAGAGATACTACAAACGGATCTGATGCTGTCAAAGCAAAGGGCAATAAATATTTACCTAGATTGGGTGGGCAAGACAATGATGACTATAATGCGTATAAACAACGCGCGTTATTCTTCAGCGTAGCCGGACGATCAATGGTAGGTCTGGTAGGAATGGCGACACGACGAACACCCAAAGTTGAAGCTTCTGATGATATGATAGAGAAGTATTTGAAGCTCAGTGATACTGGTAATGCTATGTCATTTAGAGAGGTTCTAAATGAGTCTGTGGAAGAGACTCTGAAGACAGGACGTATAGGTTTACTAGTAGATTTTCCTTCTTCTGGCGGTGATGCATACATTTCTACGTATATAGCCGAATCCATCATAAATTGGGAGGTTGATGAGTTTAATGATCTCATTTCTGTCGTTATTTTCGAATCTGTATTGGGTCAAGGTAAAGATAAATTCGAAAAGGTCGTTACAGAACAGTATCGTCATTTGTTCATAGAAGATGAGCAATATAAGATTCAGATTTACAATAAAAACAAACAACTGTCAGGAGCTGCAATAGTCCCTATGGTTAGCGGTCAGCCGCTTAAATTCATCCCTATGGTGATCCTGAATTCGGTAGGGGTCAGTCCAGCACTAGTAAAACCACCTCTTTTGGATATTGTCGATGTAAACTTAAGTCAGTACATCTCCAGCGCTGATTTGGAACATGGTCGTCATTTTACAGGTCTACCTACGCCAGTAGTTACAGGCGTAAGCAATGAGACGCAACTTAAAATTGGCTCACAAACAGCATGGATGATCACTAATGACAAGGCGAAAGCTACGTTTTTAGAGTTCACAGGCCAAGGTTTGGCGTCTTTAGAGCACGCTATTTCTGAAAAAACGTCTCAAATGGCCCAGTTTAGTACCAGATTAATGGATACGTCCAGTAGGGGCTCTGAGGCTGCAGAAACGGTTAGATTACGACATTCTGCTGAAGCAGCAACTTTATCAACTATTGTTGCATCTGTAGAGTCAGGTTTGAACATTGTGTACCGATGGATAGCCGAATTTCAGACTTTAGAGTTTACTTCATTAATACTCAATAAGGACTTTCTGGATACTAAGTTAACCCATCAAGAACTTAAGGAGTTAACTGAGTCACTTATTAAAGGCGCTATTGACCAAGAAACTTATTTCTACAACCTTGAAAGAGGCGAACTTGTCCATCCAGACAAGACGGAATTCGATAGTTCACTAGATTTAGACGAGGACACGAATAATGATTGAGTTAGTACAAGCGTTTGACGTAAATGGGCATCTTATTCCTGGCTTTAATCAGTCTGATAATAGTAACGCTCTTGTAATTACAGGTCCAGCTGTTATAGCTGTACCTGCGGGCGCGACGAAGATGAAGATCAGATCCACCGCCGCAATATGGTTCAAATGGGCGGAGGTCAATGCTGTAGTAAATGGGACATTTGCTGCTGATACGGATTGGACAAAAGGTACTGGCTGGACGATAAGTAGTGAAGTAGCCTCTACGGATGCATCTCAAGTAGGTGATTCAGATTTAACTCAAGCTCTTGGTGTACAGAATGAGAACTGGTGGGTTCAGTTTGTAGTATCGGCATATGTTGCAGGCAATGTAACACCTGTAATAGGTACACAAGAAGGTACAGATAGAGCTGCCAATGGTACATTCGCAGAAATTATAACTGTCGGAGCCGGTACTGATTTGGACATTCGTGCAGATGTGGATGGGGATTTGAGTGTTGACAGTGTAGTTGCTAGAAAGCTAGTTGATGTACCTTCGGCTAGTGTAGTTGACGGATCTACAGGTGATCTAATAGATCAGTACAGTGGTGACATAATCATTCCCATTGAAAATGCCACTCAGGACTTACTGTCTGTCGATGGTACGGCTACTATTTGTGTGAGTTTTTATTCGTAAATCAATACTGCTATAGTATAGCGGTTAATCTATTACCGGAGGTAATACAATGCTGAAGTACCAATTGGAGAGTTTGGACGGGCTAGACGATGTTGTGAAAGCTGAATACAAAGAGGAAGACGGACCGGATGGAAAGAAGGTTTTCTTCCTAGATGTAGAAGGTGCAGTACCGAAGGCTCGACACGATGAATTTCGTACGAACAATATTGCCCTCACAAATGAGGTCACAGAACTAAAAGCGAGATTCAAAGATGTTGATCCTGATAAGTACGCTGCACTTCTTACATTGGAGGCGGAAGTCGCTGAGGGTAAGCATAAGGGTCGTGATATCGAAGATATCATCAAAGAACGTGTTGCTACTGTAACAGAGGAGCACGAGACCCAAGTGAGGGCCTTAACCGATGCTAACGGTGTACAGGCCAAGCAACTCGAAGTATTGTTAGTAGATCAAGCTGTAACAGCGGCATCCGTTGAGAACGGTGTTCTACCTACGGCTGTTTCTGACGTTGTTTTACGCGCTAAATCAGTATTTAAGGTTGAAGAAGGCGTGGCGGTTCCCTATAAGGGCGAAGATAAAATCTACGGTAGAGACGGTGTGACAGCTATTTCTGTTGGAGATTGGGTAAAAGAGTTGAAGAAGAACGCGGGTCATTTGTTTACTGACAACTCCGGTGGAGGCTCGAAAGGTGGCGGTTCTGGTAATGTAGACGTATCGAAAATGTCGCCGACAGAGAAGATAAATGCTGGCTTGCAAGAACGAGGTTAAAAAATAATTTAACTTCGCTATTTACAAGGGATTCTTTTTGTAGTAAGATTATCTACAATGTAAGTTTGACTTTCCTCCGGTGGAGGTGATTAATTTAATTTCCTTAACTGGAGGATAGCCAATGGCTTCTGTGACACTGGCCGAATCGGCCAAACTTGAGCAGGATATGCTCATCCAAGGTATTATCGAAAACGTCATCATGGTTGATCACTTTTTCGATGTACTTCCTTTCGAAGAAATCACTGGTAATGCGCTGGCATATAACCGGGAAAATGCTCTCGGTGATGTCCAGTGGACTACCGTCGGTACGACCATTACTGCCAAAGCTGCGGCCACGTTCACCCAGGTGACGTCATCCCTTACGACTCTGCTCGGTGACGCAGAAGTCAACGGTTTGATTCAGGCGACTCGTAGTAATATCAATGACCAGACGGCAGTACAAGTTGGATCCAAGGCGAAGAGTATCGGCCTGGCTTACACCGACAAACTGATTAACGGTACCGGTGCGTCCAACGAGATCAATGGTTTCCTGGACTTAGTTACTTCCGGTCAAACGATTGATGCGGCCACCAATGGTGCGGCCTTGTCGTTTGTACTTCTGGATCAGCTCCTGGATCAGGTCACTGACAAGAATGGCATTGTCGACTTCATGATCATGCATTCACGGACACTGCGAAGCTACTACGCTCTCTTGAGAGCTCTGGGCGGCGCCAGTGTCGGTGAAGTTGTGACTCTTCCTTCCGGTGCTCAGGTACCTGGTTATCGTGGAACGCCGATTTTTAGGAATAACAATGTGCCCATCAATCAGACACATGGCACTGAGACTGCGGCTACGTCTGTAATTGCCGGCAATTTTGACGACGGTTCGTTCAAATTCGGTGTTTCCGGTCTTACGGCCATGGGCGCCGCTGGTGTTCGGATTGAAGACGTCGGAACGTCTGAAACGAAGGACGAGAAGATCACTCGTGTCAAGATGTATACTGGACTGGCGAATTACAACTCGAATGGTCTGGCGATTGTGGAAGGTATCAACAACTAGTTGGTACCTCTTTTGTTCGTATTTGACCCTCATGTATTTGGGGGTCAAATGTATTGTTTTGGAGAGTAAATTATGGCTGACGAACAAGCAATTCCTGAGGCTGCATCAGTAGATACGCCTGTAGACTTGGACGAAGATCTACGTGGTAACGTAGTTACTGAATATGAGACTGTAAAGTTGTATCTTACTGGTCCCAGAGTAGGTCAGAACTTTGTTGCCGGTAATCCTCAAAACCCCATTGCTATATTCACAAAGGGAGTTTTGGAGATAGAACGAAGTCCGGATAATGCAGGTCTTATTCGTATGCTGATGAAATATTATCAGTGTACGTCTGATAAGCAAAAAGCGATAGACTCTTTAGTCCCCAAAAATAAGATTTTGAGGGGCGGAGTTTTAGCTTTTCCAGATGAAGCTGCTAAAGCTACGGCGAAAACTGGAGCGGCTGACGCCAAAACTTAAGTGAGGGTATAATGGCTCTTGATTCAACTGTTGGCGGATCCACAGCTGATTCATATGCGGATGATACGTTTATAGACGCATATATGGCCAACCATCCATATCAAACTGGATGGACTGACGCTGCTACCCACGAAGCAGAATTGAAGTATGCTGTTATCATTCTTGATAACTGGGTAGAGTGGGGTGGTGTAAAAGACGATATCACAGCACTTACTCAAGCACTTGAGTTTCCAAGAGATCTTAGTTGGGATGTGGATGATCTGTATAGTACTGTCATTCCCATTCAGATTAAACGCGCCCAAGTAGAATTAGCATTACATCTCGTTCAGAATACTGAAATCTATGACCCTCAAGCATTGAAGGACATAGATTTGGGTAAATTGGAGATGACATTTAACACTACTGTCTTTGTACTACCTTCAGTTGTAACAGCACTTATTAGTAAGTTCGGTGTACTTAAACCTGGACTTGGAAGTGGAATGGGAAATGCGACGTTAGTTAGAGTATGAGTTTATCGACTGCTAAAATACGAGATCTTGTCACTAAGGGGTTTAAAGCTCTTGGTGGCGCGGTTGTAACCTTTACTGTTACGGATAAAGGTAAAGTATTTGATCCAGATAATAACGTTATGACTGGATCAGATGCTACTATATCAGTTGAAGGCGTGTACAGTGATTCGGATGTTGAGTTTGTAGATGAGTCTAATGTGATTATTCTAGCTACAGAGATAACGTTGTCATCTCTTATTAAAAGTACTACGACTGTGTTTACGGCCAGTCTTGGAGACGTACTTGTAGATTCAATAGGAGTTAGGAACACCATACTGAAAATACTACCTACTAGGTTTGGAGTAGATACTGTATTACAAACAGTACTATGTAAATAATGGCTATTAGTGTATCAGATAAAGAGTTCATGGATATAATGCTGGATGGTGCAGCTGAACTCATGCTTGAAGATGCTAAGTTTATATATAAAGGTGTCACTAAACGAACTCCTGTCAGATCAGGTCAAACAAGATTTTCATGGAATGTGTCTGTCGATAAACCTAATTTTGCTACATTGGATACTGGCACAAAAATTCTAAAGGCAAAACGGTTCCCTGGTAGGATTACTAGTAAGGTTAGGAAGGGAGAAAACATACGTTCTATCCATATTGCTAACGGTAAAGGTCATATAGGTTATTTGGAGAACGGTTCTGACACTGTAGTAGCTCACCACATGGTTGCAGCTACACTAGCGGGTCTATCATGACGTATGAAGCCGCTGAAGCGGCCATGATTTTAGACTTTAAGACTAAATTTATTACAAGTCCAGTTATGCTTGTAGCGTGGCCGAATGATAAGTTTGATTCAGACGGAAAAACGGAATACGTTAGATTCCAGATACAGAGGGCTAAAGACGAACAAGTTACTATGGGCGACAACTCTGATTGGAGAAAATTCGGCTTAGTAGTTGTAAGTATATTTACAGAGCTCAATGAAGGTGGAATGAGGTCGACAGAGATAGTTGACTTAGTAACTGGCATCTATAGAAACTTATTGCTTTCTCCCAGTATTACCTTTGGAGAAATCGATGTCGTCACTATTGGTAATAGTGATGGTTATTACCAAGAGAATGTGGAAATCGAATTTCATAGAGACGAACAGCATTGAGGATTGAATTATGAGTTTTGGATCAGCTAATCAAGCCGCATTGAGATCAGTACAAGAGTCTGTGTGGGGCACTACTCCGACTTCACCTGCATTGCAGGCAATGCGATTTACAAATGAATCTCTCAATTACAACATAGTACATGTTGTAAGTGAAGAGACCAGATCAGACAGAATGATCGCTGATTTGGTGAAAGTCAGTGAAGATGGCAATGGCGACGTTGGTTTTGAATTGAGTGCTACCAGTTTTGATGACTGGCTTGAAAACATAATGGCCGCAGCCTGGGGTAGTACAGTAAACATGTCTGCAACGGATATTTCTGCCGCTTCAGCTGATAATTCGTTTAACCAAGTGGCCGCCGCGTTCGTATCTGGCGGCATAGTAGCGGGTCAGTACGTAAAAGTAGCTGGCTTCTCTACTAACGCTGTCAATAATGGTTACTTCAGAGTAGTAAGTGTAGTTGCTGCGAAGATAGTAGTTGAGGGCGCCTCTCTCGTTACTGAATCCGCAGGCGATACCATCGACATAGATGGCACCATGATACGTAATGGTACCACTCTGAAATCAGCGACGCTTCAGAAACACATTCAGGATTCTACTACTCCCCATTTCTTGAACTTCACTGGATCCAGATTCAATACATTGGCTTTGGACTTTGAAGTAGGTCAAATTATCACAGGAACCTTTGGTATAATGTCCAAAGGTGTTACATCGACTGGGTCTCAGCTATCAGGAGCTACTACTCCTGCTGCTACTACGACTGATGTTATGAGTGGTGTGACTAACATATCTAATGTTCAGATTGATGACACAGCTTCGGCTGCGTATTTCAGAAAACTTAGTTTGAACATTAACAATAATCTTCGACCTCAAGATGCAATTGGAGACGTACAACACGCAGGTATTGCGTTAGGTACTCTTGAGATTACTGGAGATGTTGAGTTGTATTTTGAGAATGCGACTCTTTTAGATAAGTATATCAATTCTACGGCTTTACGATTGTCGTTTTTGGCGACAGATAGCTCCGGCGGTGGTTATTTGTTCAGTCTTCCGAATATCAGATTCGATACTGGTGCGTTACCGAACCAAGGTCGAGATACAGATATCCTGTTGACTGCTTCATTTCAGGCAATTAGAGATGCAACTACTGATGCGATGATTCAAATTGATCAGTTTTAAACTGTAACTAACTACGGAGAAGCAACATGGCTCTTATTAAACCTACAATACCCGGAATCGGCGATGTACTGGTTAACGGCGATGATGGGGTATACGAAAACCAAATGTCTGGGTACCAAAAGAGTGGTGCATTGGACGAAGTCGGAGATGACATTGTCACAAATGGAGACTTCGCAACTGATACCAACTGGACCAAAGGTACTGGTTGGACGATATCCGGCACTGCTGATACTGATGCCAGTCAATTAGCAGATTCTGACTTAACTCAGACACCGGCAACGGCACTGGTTGAGAACAAAACGTATGAGACTACGATAACAGTTTCTTCGTATGTAGCGGGGAACGTCACTGTCGTAGTGGGTGGTACAGAAGGTACGGATAGAGGTTCTGATGCAACCTTTGTTGAGAATATCCTGTGCGGCTCTGGCGATGATTTGGATATTCGCGCCGATGTGGACGGTGATTTGTCAGTAGATGATTTCGCTGTTAAATTAGCGAATATCACATGGGATATGCGATTGATGCAGTTCGCTACTGTCACGTTGACAGGTAATCGTCTCATGGACAATCCAGCTGAACATGTCGCTGGTGCGATCTATACTGTTGAGGTCACTCAGGACGGTACGGGTTCCAGGTTAATCACATGGGGTTCTGACTTCGATTTTGCAGGCGGAACTGCGCCAACACTCAGTACTGGTGCTGCTGATGTGGATCTTTTCGTATTCCAAAGCAACGGTTCGAAGTTGCGTATGATCGATTCGATTTTGGATATTTCGTAACAAACAAATTTCTTAACCTACTGGAGAGTAGACTATGTTTAATGTCGATTCCATTAACAAGGACAAAAAGAATAACGGTGTATGGGCTGATTTTGAAGGCGGTAGTTTCTTAATTGCCTATGCATCAAAAATGAGTTTTCAGCGAGAACTTGCGAGACTACAACAGCCATATGCTCGTAAGATCGATAAAGGGACGATAGACCCGAAAATATCCCTCGATATCTTAGCTGAGGCTCTATCTAAACACGTCCTTCTAGATTGGAAGAATGTAGGCGCAAACGGTGAGGAAATAGAGTACACACCCGAAATAGCCAAAAAGGTCATAATCGCTAACGACGAATTACGAGGTTTCGTTAGTGATTTCTCAATTGAGCTTGAAAACTTCAAACAGGAGGCACTAGAAGAAGAGGGAAAGCCTTAGTCGACTATCTTCTATGGGACATCAAATGGGGCAGTGAAGCCACTTTAGATTTCCTAGATGATTTGAGGATAGAAGGCAAAGAAACCCCGGCTTTAGATAATAAACCAGACCTACCCGAGTATTTGATTTATTATTTTGACGCCTTTAAAGAGCTATCTTTGACTAGAGGGATTACGTTGGTAGGGCTGTTACCGATTACGTGGTCAGAAATAAGTGCATATTTGTCTGCATTTCCAACTTGGGATGCAGAGTCCTTTGGTCATCATATTAGAGTAATGGATTTAGCTTATTTAGAGCTAAAGATGGATCAAAATGGCGGATAAGAAACGAATACTTGAAGTAATCATAGATCCTACCAAAGCTAAGGCGGGAGCCAGACAGGCTCTTGATGCCTTAAAACGTTTTACTCGTATAGGCAACAATGAGTTAGTCATGCTAAGGCGCATGACTAATACCGTTGGTGGTGCGTTTGCTAGGATTATGAGTCGTAGTATTAACGTTGTTGCACGAAATATGGGTAATCTTGGACGAGCTATATCACTAGTTGGTAAAGGTATAGCAAATCTGACTGCTTGGTCTATAAAGAACTTTCAAAAGATCACAAAAGCGGTTACACGCTCTATAAGAGCTGTCACACGATTGACCTCTGGTATTACTAACGCATTTGGTAAAGTTAGCGCTGTTGCTCTACCTTTAGGCGTAGGTGGTGTTTTCAGTAAGATCATAGAATCTGGTCTGAAAATGACGAAGTTTGAATCTACTATGTCTGTTGTCACTGGTACTGTAGCTAAAGCCAATGTAGAACTAAGTAAGTTGTTCGAAATAGCTAACCAAATGGGTATAGCGTTTTCTAATGTGGCATCGCCATTTGCTAAATTTGCAGCAGCGGCAAAAGGTATACTACCTTCGGATGAGATCAGAAAAATATTTACAGCTTTTTCAGAAGTATCTGCTGCATTGTTCCTTACAAATCAAGAAGTGCAAGGGGTATTTTTAGCGTTACAACAAATGGCATCTAAAGGCACAATCTCAATGGAAGAATTGAGATTGCAGTTAGCTGAACGAATTCCAGGTGCTATGCAGTTAGCAGCTATTGCTATGAAGACAGACGTTAAATCGTTAGAAGATAGAATTAGAAGAGGTGCATTATCCGCTCAAGAGTTCTTAAGCAAGTTTGCAGAGCAAATACATAGGAAGTTTTCTAACGCTGCATCGATAGCCGCTGAGTCAGCATTTGGTGCGTTTAATACACTTAAAAATGAATTGTTTAAAGCCGGTGTTATAATAGCTAATGCCGGTTTATTAGATGCATTAGCAGACGGTGCATCAAGACTTACGGCTTTTTTACAACAAAATCCCGAATTGATACGTCAAATAGGTGTTGCATTATCTGATATAGCCGACGATTTCATAAAATGGGCTACTAAATTTGATGCGAAAGATGTAAAGGCTTTTCTATCCGATTTAGAAATACATTTGATTGCAATAAGAAACTTAATCTTAGACGTATTCAATTTGGCAGATAAGTTTGCGAACATATTTGATAGACCTTCTAGGGATATATCTCCAATGACCGTCGCAGTGAAGGCATTAACCGATGCAATTGCTTCTTGGTTAAACTCACCATTTGATTCTGATAATAAATTTAAAGTGCCAAAAGATCAGGTACGTGGTGAAGAAGTAGAGCCTGCTAGAGGGAGTGCTGCTATTGCCGCAGCTAGACGTAGACGATCTGGTATAGAAGATCCAGCGCGATGGGCGCTATCTCCAAGGGATTTTTTAGTTGAGCAGATAAGGCAGATTAGAGTCGCTGAAAAAGAAATGGCTAGAAGTACGATTGAGTTTTTGACAGAAGAGATAGATGTAACTAAGGATTTAACCGATAACTTATTTCGTCAAATGCTAGTTTTTTCTCAAAAAGAAGAAACACAGGCCCAGGCGGCTATGGCTACATCTGAGTATATAGCACAACTTAGAAAATTGAAAGATTTAACTAATGCACTGACTACTGAAGAAGATAAACTAGCTAGGGAACAAGATGAGCTTAATAAGAAATACGATGATCTGACTAGAAAGTTAGGTGAAGAAGTAATTGATGAGATTCTAGAATTAAATAAGGCACTATTAGAATCATCAGAGCTAATTAGAAAGACCCAAGATCAGTTAGCTACACCTACTCAAAAAATACAGAATTTAGCAGATGATTTGACAACGGCTTTTCAATTGGGCGCTTTCGATAATCAAGGTGGTATTGAAGAATATCATCGTCTTATGGAAATCCTCAAAGCAGATATGGAGGAGATTGAAAGAAAGGCTAATGATTCACAGAACATAATAAAAGATTTTGCAACTCAAGCAGCTCGTAGTATGCAACAATCGTTCGCTGATTTCTTATTTGATCCTTTTGAAGAAGGGCTTAAAGGGATGTTAGCTGGATTTGTTGATATTTTGAAACGTATGGCGGCTGAAGCGGCGGCTGCGCAAATATTGAGTGCTGTATTTAATTCTTTTGCAGGATCGTCTAATAATTTCTTATCTAAAACAGGTAAGTTATTTGGCGGTACAGCGTCAGTAGCTCAACCAGCGTCAGTAGCTCAACCAGTGCCAGGAGGAGGTGGTGCTGCTGCAGGAGGACCTGTATTTAGTAGCAGACGATATTTAGTTGGTGAGAATGGACCTGAACTATTGACTATGGCTGGCAATGGTA